TCTCCTGTTAATATGGCTACAAATATCATTAATAATATAAACCCTGTTATATCATTTAATGATTCTAAAACTGCTGGCATAAAGTTAAATCCTAGCAATAAACTTGCTACTGTAACTAAACCAAATACCCCTGCTATAAACTGTGATATTGCTTTCATTATATGTCTCCATCTTTGCGTACTTCGCTACGCACGGCTTCAAATCCATTAGGGTATCTACTCTCTAGTTTACTAATGTTTTCTTCCATAACTTCTTGTGGAGTGTACCCTAATGCTGTGCAACCTTGAACCCAATACCACAGGACATCGCCTAGCTCTCGCTTTAAGTGGTATCGTTCATCGCCGTTGAATGGTTTACCTTGAAATATAATCTTTTTGATTACTTCTGAGAACTCTCCTGATTCAGCTTGCATACCGATTGATGCTGTGAGTAGCTGTGAAAATTCTGTCAAGGGGTGATCTAAAGTGAGACTAACTAGCTTTTCGCATAGTTTAACTGTGTCTAGGCTTTCTTCAGATGTTGTGCTGACTACAAACTTTGCGTAGTCATTAAATTGTCTTTGTTCTTTTGTCATGTTTTCCTAATGTGTTAAATTTCGTGATGAATACCATTTAGCTAACCAGGCGTCTATTTCTTCCTGCACCCAGTTAGGTGGAAAGTATACTGTTATGCGAGGCTCTTCTTGTAGAATATATCGCATTAATTAGAATCTTTCTTTAAAATATTCATATATAAGTATATTATACAGAAATTATGAAAAGATGTCAAGTATTATTTTGAGGTTTCGTGAAAAATGGTTCAAATTCTGTATAGCCACCTATTTTTTCTCCATCCACAATAATTTGAGGAAAAGTTCTAGCAGTAGGAAATATACGCATCATATCGTCCATGTTAAAATCAATATCTAGTTTTTTAACTGTAAACTCTTGTAAGCCACATTCTCCAAACTGAAACTGTTGTGCTAATCTTACTGCTTTATCGCAGAAAGGACAATTATCTTTGCTATATATTTCTACTGTTTTCATTTATTGACTATTAATTTTATCTTTAGCTGTACCTGCATAGAGTCCAAACCAAGCTGCGCCTGCTCCGACTACTATTGATATCAACCCTGACTGTTCAAATGAAGGCTCGGGTAAATCCATAAACCAAAAAGTAGTATAATATAATAAATACATATACACACTTAAAAATGCTCTAGGGAATATACGCCATGCGTCAATCATCTGAGAAAGCCATATCCATTTTTGCCATGGATTGTCTGGCTCTCTTTCGTTCTCCATCTCCATGATGGTTTGCTTTAGTTCTCCTATTTCGGAAACCATTGCCATGAATTTATTAAGATCAATTTCAACCTCATTTCGGCTCATGTCACCTTGAAACTGTTCACTTGGTTGTGCCATTGTACAGTATCTCCATTTTACGAAGTAAAACTCCGTAGCTTTGCCAGACTATTTAACTATCGAGAATATCTTTTATCCATTTATTCTCTAGTGAATCTATGTCTAACGGGTGTGTGTCTGAGGCGATTACTCTTATTGGGTTGCTTGTTACGTCAACTACTACATTATTAGTTAGTTCGTAAATCTCGTCTACCCATTCGCCTACATCTGTATTGTCTAGTTGAACTATTAATTCAACTCTGTGGACTTGTTTTGTGTTTGCCATTTTTTCCTTTTATTATTTAGCTTAGAGTATTTAACATATGCTCTATATTTGGCGTCTTGTTCTTCTTTTACAGAAGTTTTCAGTACTTTGATGGTGGACTTTAGACTGTTTATTTCATTCTGTTGATCACAGATTATCAGTCTTAGTTGTTCCTCCAGTGTGTTGTTGAGGTTCTGATTCATTTTTAAGTTTGGTAAATGCTTCAGCTATGTATTCTGTCATGTCCATACCACGCTCTCCAGCGTGTTCGTTCATGGCGTCCCACATCTCTTGTGAAATATTATAAGTCTGACCTTCGAATTTAATTTCCACTAAATAGGTCAGCCTCGGCTTGTCGTCTACGAGTAAGTCCTTCGAGAACTTTACCACCCGCTTTGTTCCATCTCATTATCTGTGCTGGAACTTCATCATAACTTCCTGCATTTAACACTTTCAAAAGTGTACTTGCTGCAAGATTACCTGCGCCTAGATTAAATACCCATGATACTAATGCATCAAATTGGTTTTGATCTAAAGGTACAGCTACGAGTTCGTGTATATAGTTTTCATACTCTTTTAGTTCATGTACTAACATGGACTCTGCTTCGTCTTGAGAGATGGTATCACCCATCTTTACACCTTTAATGTGTCCGTACCCTATTGTTGGTACTCCAGCCGCACAAAGATATGCGTTTAATTCGCATCCTTCAAAGTGTTTAATTAAATCTATTCCTTTACTACTTATATTCATTCGTTTCCTATATGTAAAAACTTTCGCCGCATCCACAGCGACCAGCTTCCTGTTCATTAACGATATGAAATGACTCACTAAAATCATCAGTTTTCCAATCCAATATCGCATCTGTTAAATATTTATTACTTAGTATGTCTATTACTAAGATTTCTTGATATACTATATCAGTTAAATCATGACTTTCGGCATGGCTTAATTCATATGTATAGCCACCACAACCCCCACCACTAACCTTTAAGCGAGCGCCCCAATGATTTGAGGCGACTCTCTTTTTTAGGTTTTTTAGTGCGGCGGACGTAATTTGCACTATGGTTAAGTTAAAGCTATTAAAGCCGACCCGAACACGATAAATAAAACAATCAACTCAAGTTGTTGTTTTACCTGTAATAATGTTAATCTTGTTCTTGCCTTCATAGCTCTGCGTAAAGCTCCCACTTATCCTATGTTTATGCTTTTTGGCTTTTCTGCGTCAGGTGTATTTACCACTAGATGTATAACGAGCATCCCGTCCTTGAATACTGCCTCATCTACTTCCACCCAACTGCCTAGAGAAAATTCTCTTGTGAAAGGTTTTCCACTTAATCCTTTATGGATATAGCTTTCTTCCTCATTTGTTTCCAACTTATTCTTACCCTCAATAGTGAGTGTATTCTTTCGCTGGGTAACCTCGATATCCTCTTTGGACCAGCCAGGCAAAGCCATCTCTATTCGATATGCTTCATCCCCAACTGATACTAGATTATATCTAGGATAGTTTGTTAAAGGGTTATTAGCAACCCTGTTTGCTATGTCTCTGTTGAGACGATCAAATCCGACAAACAATTTGTCGAAGTCGTTAAAGTTTAAATGCTGTACTACAGTCATCTTTTTCTCCTATATCGCACCCATTCGGTATGCGTCTGTGAAGTCCTTTCGGTACTTCGGGTTAATAATGTCATGTCTAACAAACCCGACCATTGGTGGAAATGGTACTCCTAACCTCGCCCTCGGAAAGCTTTGTTTCCTACTCGTGCCAGACATCGTAGGTGTTGTTATGGCAGTGCCTACAACTGCGCTTAATTTTGTAAGTGAATTTAAAATCTCACTTATGTATATTATAACAAAAAAATACCACCTTGTCAACAACTATTTTTCAGTCGTCAAAGTCTATCTGTCCATCTTCTTTTAAGTAATCCAATGTTTTAGATATCCAATACTGTTTTGTAGCAAGGTAAGTTAAATGCACCGCTGCTACAAGAAATAATACATAACCGAGGTCTACTTGCCAATCCATTCTACATCTCCTCGTGGTATCACTTGATACGCACCTTTGTTGTAAGCTGGAGCGACTGTAAACTTCTTACTTTCTTCCAGTTTCCAACTATCATCTTTTACTGGAGAATAATCTGTAGATTTATAACTAGGTATCTCTGTAGATTTACTACTGATAGTTTTTGTACTCTGTGCTACAAAGTCTGGTCTTTTCGCTTTCTTCCATGCGTTAGTTTTTCGCTTGCGCCCACTAGGGCTATGTTTTATGCTTCCTATTATTATCATCAATTTGTCTCCTATAAAATAATTTACATATGTATATTATACAGAAAAATTAACCTAAAGTCAAGTAAAATTCGAACCACTCCTAAAAATAGTTCTTGACTTCTGTTCAACAATTTGCTATAATAGTCATATGAAATACGAAAATAAATGGACAGACAAAGAACTTCGCGTGCTCAAAGCGTACTACGGAAAAGTGCCGAACTCGAAGTTAGCCGCTGAACTAGGAAAAACTCCTACAGCCCTCGCAAATAAGGTTCACTATCTACGAAAGCGTGGGTGGACATTTAATGCGTAACAACAACTTTGATCGCCTTCTCAGAAATTTCAAGCGTTATGTCACGAAGAAAGGAGTAGTCGAAGAAGTCCGTAGACGACAGTATTACATCAAGCCCTCAGAACAAAAACAAATAAGAAAGAACGCTGCAAAACGGAGAGCAGCACTGCAAAAACGACAAGACGCCCAGGCACCCCGCAGAGGACGCATGAATCTTTCCAAGAAAAGACGATAACATGATCAAAGATAAAATATATTTATGTTAGATAAAAGCCACACAGTCCTACCTTTCTATGACATCACCAAAAATATTACTTGTATTATCGCTAAAATTGTGGTATAATATATACATAAATTGATAATCAACCAAGCTAACTTCTGTTAAACAAATCAATAAAACCCTAATCCAAAGAAGCATTGCTTGAGAAGATTTCTTGTGGGA